TCCTCAAGCCCCGTTTGGCTAACCGACTCAAGATCGGCTTGGTTCATTGCGGCGATCGTCTCGGTCCTCGCGATTAGCGGAGCCCGATACTTATCGTAAGACTCAAACTTTTCGGCAAGCGTTTGAGCGACGGCGGCGATCGGCTGCCCTTCCGCGAAGCCCAGGCGCAAGATCGCTTCGATATCGTCGAAGGTGGTCCCCGTGACCTCCCTAGAAAACTGGCGCATTCGACCTCCGAGCCACTTCAAAACGGCCGGATCGTTGACGTTGAAATCAATCGTCACCTTCAGCGACTCAAGTAGATCATGGACCCGAGAATCCCCGACCTCTTTCATAATCTCTTTGATTCGGGGCGTGACTAATTCCCTGATCCTCTCCTGCTCGATTTTTTTATTGATGTTGATATCGCTAACCGCCTTGTTCTCTTTCAGATGGACCTGGACTTTGGCCCGTGACCATCCGGCGTATTGACCCAGGATCGATTTCCCGGACTCATTGAGTCGGGTGATGACCTCTTCCCGCTGCATCTTAAAATAATGGCGAAGGGGTTCGATTAGGATTCGCTCAAGAACTTCTGACCGCTTGACAAAGACCTTCCAGGCTATCTCCTTCCGCTCTTCTGTCCAGAACTCCCGATCCATGGCTTTGATCGCCGCCTTGGTTGGAGGCGACGGTTCAGCTCCCACCTGAGTCATCGTGAAAGGGATCCAGGGCTTATCACCCCAGGGTTGGGACTCCATCCCGATCTTGGCCCGTTCCTCGTTGACCGTAGTCACAAAATGATTGAGCCGAGCTTCCATCGCCGTCAATTCATATGCCTTATCTTTTAAATCGGGAAGATCAAAGTCACAGGTCAGGCCCTGATCGTAGACTGGCAGCAAGAAGGTTTCGATCACTTCTTCGACCAACAGACATTTGGGTCTGAGACATTCGCCGATATAGGTGGCGTTCAATGCTTCAGAGTTAGCTCGGTTGACATCTTCCACCAACCCTAACTTGCCGGGGGAAAGGTCAAAAGAGGTAATGAGTTTGTCCCGAGCATAATTGGCGACAACCCCGATCATCGCTTCTCGGCCTGTCTGACCCAGCTTATCGGCCTTGAGACCCGAGTGCGTGATCAGGGTCTCTCCTGACTTAATCGCCCCCGCATATTGCTCATCGATCTGCTCCTTGATTTCCCTGACCAGTTCCTTGTTCAACTTTTGGTCGGTCGTCAGGTGAAGCCCCGGCATCGCCCCATGCTCGAAGAGCGCCCTCTGCTGCTGCATCAAAAAAAGATCGATATCGTAGGGGTAGGTTTGAGCCATCAGTGGGGACATCGGAAGAAAGGGAGAGGCAGGATTAGGATATTTCATCAGGAGAATCTCTTCGGGCTTAAATCGTTGATTGACATTCCCATCCTGATAATTCCAATACTCCAGGGTCAGAGTCGGGGAGACCTGGGGAGTCAATCTCGCCCACTTGGTCAGGGGCAGGGGCCAGATCTGCGATGGGATACCCAGCCCATTGTTGATCTTATACCATCCGCACATCCCTCCCAACTCAAGCCGGATCATCGTTTCATACCACAACATGAACCGGGTCATAAATGCATTCGGATGATTGATCAGAGAGAGGAAGGGATGATCATAAATTTCTTCCCGCTTGAGATTCATCTCCTTCAAAAAATACTTCCGGTCTCCGCTATCGGTCAGGGCCTTATACGCAGGACGCCATGACATATCGATGACCTTTGCTCCCTGGCGCCGATAGATAAAAAGCTTCAGCGGAATCATGGCGACTGACTTGGCGATCTTATCGACGCAAGTATAGACCCAGGATTTATAGGAATCGACCAGCTGGTTATACGCTTTCTCCGGCACTACGCCCATCGATCCGCGAGAGGTGACATAGGAGCTGACGATCGTGGAGGTCTGAGCCTTGATCTCTTCGATTTGCCGATGAGCCTCAGCCGTCCTAATTAAACCAAACTTCGAAGCAACTCTGTCAATTATTCTCATGCCGCTATCCTCTTTTTTCCGCCGGTAAAGAAGAAGCCAGGCATCAGGTTTCCTTCATTACAGCACCAGTTAGCCAATGCAAGTGAAATTACACAATCATCATGGTATCCCTCGGGTGCTGAATACCTGACATTACCGGATCGAGTCATTTCATATTCAAAGATTGAAAGCTCATTAACCAATTCCTTGATCTCTGGAATAGTTATTTTATCTTGCTCAAATGAAATGGCTAAGGACTGAATCAGGTCTTTTTTACTTTCGTTTGTAAACTTGAACCCTTCAATATTTACGAGTGCACGAGACAGATCATCAAGGATTGGGTCCCCAATCCCGGTTGAATCCATCAATAACTTTGCTTTGTAATTTTTGATTGATTCAATTATTCTGGCTTTCTGATAGGTCCAGTCGATCTTATTGAATCTGTCAAAAAAAACTAAATGTTTGTTCTGATCGATGATAGAAAGAACTGTAAAATCGGTGAGGCGGGCCAGATCCAATCCTGCATAATAGGTTTTATCCTTGTCCGGTTCTTCAAGAATACCTTTGATACAAGACTTTATGTTTCTGAATACACCGGCTGAATCTTCCAAAAATTCCGCTTCATATTCCTGCTGGAATACATCAGCGGGTAATGATTCTCTGGCCTGATCGACATCTGCCTTTGTTATTTTGGGGTTATCCCAGGTTGGAAACTTCCAGGATTCAAAGTTGTTTTTCTGCAATGGGTCCTGGCCTTTTGTCCACAAGTCAAAAAACCAATTCCTTCCTTTCGGAGTAGAAATAAAAAGCGCCCTTCCCTGATTATCTGAAAGGGAGGGTCTTAATGATTCTTCCCACGCATCCCGTGGGACCCTCGCTGCTTCATCAATTACCAATCTTTTCAGCCCTTCTCCCCTTAGATTCTCAGGATTATCAGCCGATCTAATTTCAATCGATCCACCAGATATCAACTCCATTCTCATTTCAACTTTTGAACAATCCCTGATGGCTCTCTTGGGGACACAGCCAGTTAGTCTTCTCCATGCGATCCTTCCAATCTTGTAGATAGGTACGACCCACCAATTCTCACCACCATATTTCCATGTACCTTCTAAAAGCCAATTAATGGCCGATAATGTTTTCCCCCACCTTCGACCCGCATCCATAATCATGAATCGAGCCATAGATTCAAATATCAATTTTTCAGATTCACGAGGACAAAAAAGACGTAGATTAGCCGTCTCCATTTTCATTTCTATTCCCGTTTCCATTTTTATCAAACGTGGTGACGAACTCCATTGGGCCTCCGCCTGGTCCTGAGAATTCACCTTTTTCGGGTGCATAACCTCCTGTTACTCTTAAATACAGATCGACGCCCTTCACAATGGTAGGATTGTCCTTCAATGGTTTTGAATAGGCGATTTCCTCGACTTCCAGAATTTCGCCATTCGGTCCCTTTTTTAGAGATTTGATTTTTAAGACTTTGATTTCTTTTGCTTTGGTTAATGCCTTGACTGTCTTGGCGATATACTTCGGCGTGACCCCTACTTCGTCAAAGGGTATGATCGGCTTGCCTATCGCATCGAGCATTTCCTCTTTGGTGACACCCATTATAGATTCATAGTAAGAAGGAGTTTGAAAACAATGTCAAGGGCACTTTGGACGTTTTCAGGTAGGCGTTTTCAGGTAGGCGTTTTCAGTAAACCACTATGAGAGATCAACAAAATTTTAGAATCTTTCACCTTTCATGGTTTTTATGGCAATCCATTTCTGCAAAACAGAGGGAAATGCACAGACAACCCTTGTTCTTTTCGGAGGTCTTCCCTTATAGGTGTAAAAGATTGCTCCCACTTCTTCAAGGCTTTTTTTTCTATTCAACATTTGTCTTTCCGTCACATTGAAGAAATAGGCGATGGCCTTCCATCCTATGATAGCCTGCTCATCGGTCACTATAGATGCCCTCCTCAATCTCTTTTATCTTCTCATCCATCTTCTCCTCCTTTAATTGACGGCCAATGGGCAGGAGTCTAACCTGCTCTTGAGTTGCCATGGACTCAGCGTTCTCTAACTTCGCCACCACTGGCCGTCACTCGCTTAACATTTTTTGTCCTGATATAATAATTCCGTCTATCGTACTGTTATGACCCAAAGGAAAATACCTCCTGTGCCATGCGTGCCGCGGCAATTTCACAATACTTTTCTTCCAGTTCTATACCTATCGCCTTATGGCCTAAATCCTTCGCAGCCCTCAGCGTGGTTCCACTTCCCATGAACGGGTCAAGAATCGTTCCCGCTTTTGGTTGCACTCTGTTCATTACCTTTTTCCACAGTCCCAAAGGCTTGGGGCATGGGTGTCCGTTCTTCTCTGCTGTCTCAGTGTGTTCAATGTAGTCTGGCCTCCTTCCCATGCCTAACTGCAAATACGGGTCTTTGCCATAAACCAGAATCGGTTGCCAGCAACAGAAGCCCCAAGGCCCACTCCCTGCCCCTGCTGGTGTCACCCATGCCAGCGTCCATGTTGGTTCAGGATATCGCC